AGTAGATGGAGTTTTAACAGGAGTTGTTCCTCCTTTAAATCCAAAAAATTCTGCAACTGCTGCCCCTGCTTCTTTAATTTTATTGACAAAAGCCTCATATTTTCCCTTTATGTAATCTATTGGTTTAAATATTGTATCAAAAAGATTATCCCATTCTTTTTCCGACATCAAAGAATCACCAATACTTTTACCAACATCAAGTATTTTAGTAGTAATAACTTCAAGTAGTTTTTTAGGGTTTGTAACTAAATCAAAAAAGCTATCCCATTGTTCTGGTGTAAATAAAGTATCTCCTATTTTTTTACCCCATTCAAGAATTTTGGTTGTAACTTTTTCTAATAGAACCGAAGGATTTGTAATTAAATAGAAAAATTTATCCCATTGTTCAGGTGAAAGAATCATGTCACCAATCTTTTTACCTATTTCAAAAAATTTATCTTTAATTGCTTGCCAGTCAAAGGTTGAAATCAATTTAGCCACTAAAAGTCCCAAACCAGTTACTAACATAATTTTGAGAAACGGGAGAAATGTCAATATTTTAGCTAAAAATCCAGAACCACCAAAAAGACCGCCTAATATCCCCTTTCCTTTTGATAACACTCCCCCTCTTGCCCCCTCTTTTCCTTTTGTCATACCAAACCATTTATTCATTACTTTAGGGGAATACCCATCTTTTTTCTTATCAAGTCTTTTTTTTACCGCCCATTCAAAAGTCCAAAATTTTGCCCATTTTGACATTTTTCCTGATGTTGGTGGTTGGTCTTCTGTCAATATAGTTTCTTTTTTCACTTTCTTACTTTTCTCTTTACCAAACATTCCAAACAATTTATACATATCAGATGGAGAACCTGGACCAGTTTGTATTTCTGGACTTTCTTCTTTTTTCTTTTTCTTTTTTCCAAAAATATTTTTTGCTATTGAAGATGCTATATCTTCTCCACCTCTATATTCTATTTTACCAGCAGCTTTTGCGCTGATTGCCCCCCATTTATATTTCAATCCAGATTTTAATATATGATATTGGTATTTTGTTTGTGCATTCATAAGTTTATACATTTTTGATGTATAATCTTCTATCTTTTTGATTGGTTTTTCCAATGCTTCTGCTGCTTCCGCCGCTTCTTTAGCAGCAGTCTCTGCTTTTTTTGCTTTTCGAGCTTTATAAATACCCGATAATCCCCTCCATAACATTTCTCCCATTCTTTTTAGCCAAGATAACAAGGCTTTGCCTGTCTCAATAAATGGGCCAAATGCTTCAATGGTTTCTCCAAAAATTCTGTTGAAATAAGTTGACCAAGCAGCTTTGACACGCTGGAAACTTTCTCGTGTGTTTATACCAATTTCTTTCAAATTCATATAGATGCCCTTGAGCATCGGAAACCGTTTTAGGAAATTAAAAGTTCTTTCAAGTGAGCGTTGCTGTGCCATTTTTTTAGCTGCACTTGGGCTAAACATTTCTTTCAATTGCTTTTTTTGGTCTTTTTCTATTTGTTCTGCTGTTTTGCTTGTATCTCCTGAACTTTTTGCAAGTTTTTTCAGTGCTTTTACTTGTTCTTCTTCAGCAATTTCAGATGGACTTTTACCAAAAGATGGAGTTGTACCTTGCTTTCTTGATATAAGCAAGAGGCTATTTTTCATACTATCAAAAACTTCGGTAGTACGACTATCAAAAGTTACTACTTGTGCACCCATCTTTTATCTCCTTTTCATCTGTTTTACTGATTTTTCGTTTTCTTCTTGTTGCTTAATATCCTTTATAATCAAATTCACGAAAGCCTCTCTTTCAAAATCAGGCAATTCATTACTTTCTGAAATTGAAATATGAGCCCTACTTGCCAGGTAATATTGCTCTTCCGTTATGCTTTGTATTGTGTTACCTGAGCACAAAACGTAGCTTAGAAGAAAAAATTTTCTAACGGTATATCCTTATCTTCTTCTTTTCCACAATGAATACATTTTACCTTAAACTTGAATTTTACACCAAAATCGTTTTTTTCATACCATTCAGATATTTTTTCCAATGTATCTTGTGAAATATTATCAATCAGATACTGTTTGTCTTCTAACGATAAATCTTTATCCACTCCATCTGGTGTAATAACTTCATCAATTGCCATTGCAAACAATAATGTAGACAATTCAATAGCTTTTTGTGTATCTGTCCATTCTTTTCTGGCCATAATTATATCAGTGGCTTGCCTTTGCATTTCTCTTGTCACGAAAGACAATCTGACTGAAATCTTTTCATCGAGTTTTATAACATTCCAATTATCCTCTTGTTTCGGGTGGTCCACAACCTCTTCAGTTTCTTTAACTTCTCTAACTCTTGGAAGTTTTTTGGGTTTTGCCTTTTCTTCTTTTTTATGTTCAAGTCTTACAACGGGTAATTCACCCAAACTGATATTTTGCTGTGTTTGTGAACCGCACGAAACGCATTGAGTTTGAAAACTATATTTGCTACCTTTGGTCGCTTTTCTAATTTCCAACAATAGATAAAATCTGTCTTGCAAGTATAGTTTTTCAGCATCAAAGTTTTCTGGAGAAAGTACACACTCGTTCATAATTTCATCCAATGATTTTTCCATAATATCAGGATCTTGGGATGTTTCATGAATCAGAATTTTTTTGAGTTGACCAGTTGTAACTGGTCTATATTCCACCTTTTCTCCTGTTCCTGGTAAAACTGTTTCAAATTTGTAACTATTCACATACTTTTTAAAATTTGATGACATGATCTGTTCCTCCTTTTAGAACATTTTTCATTCTACTTCATAATATTGAAACGAAAATGTAACATCCATGGTTAAGAATTGATTGGATTCATAATCTAATGCTACATTTGCAATTGTTCTTGGCCATGCATAATTCAAATAATATGTCATTACAGGTTTATTACCTTCCCCGTAGTCAAATTTATCTAATTTTTCAGATCCATATAGTTGAACAACTTGTCTACCTGGATTTGTTTTATATCCAACCATATACTCTTTTGGCATTCCATACCGGCTTTCCGATGAGTGACATAATCTATTCCATGAATATAATGCTTTGTACATATTCGTTGCTTTATCTATATACAATGTTACCATCCAATCGGAATATCTTCTAACCGAAGACATCCTGAACTGTTGACCCATGAAATAAGAACTTACTTCTTCAACGGAAATATCTGGCAAAGTGGTTGATTTTGCATAAAGAGCTGTTGTTTCAATATCTTGGAATTTCAAATCCGTAGGAAATGTCAGATATATCTTGAAAAGATAAGCTCTCGCAAAATCGTCCAAATTTCCTAAATAAGCATCAACTTCATTTGTGGCCATATTTTACTCCTTCATATAATACTGATATGAAAATGTTATATCCACAGTTGCTAACTCAGTGGAACTATAATCCAATTGGACATTTCCTATGGATTTTGGCCATGCGCGATATAACTTATATTTGGATGTTGGATTCATCTCTGGTCCAAGTAAATGCAATGTTTGTGTTACCATATATTCAATCGGCGCGGAATAAGTATGCTCTTGTGGATTATATATCATATTAAGCCAATCGTGAAACGCAGATAAAATGTCATTGTTTTGATCTATATTCAGAGATACAGTCCAATCATTAAAAACTCTTGTTCCGGCCATCTTAAAATTATATCCAGGATATGGAACAGAAATATCTTCATAAGATGATTCTGGAAGAGAAGTTGTTCTTACATAATATGGCAATTGTCCAAGTAATTTTGCTCTCGATAAAACATCAACTGTTCCTGTTCTTACATATTCAGCAGTTAGATCGGTTACTGATAAAATATTTTTAAGACCAGATTCCAATACCTTTGATGGAAATGCAAAATATACCAAAAAAAGGTATTGTCTTGCTCCACCACCCTTAAAAGCATCCAAATATGCGTCTATTGTGTTATCGCCCATATTTTCTCTCCATCGTATTTATGCAAAAAACGGAGGTTTTTTGTGTATCAGCCTCCGTTTTATGAGTAGTTTTATTCAATTTTTGAAGTATTTTACATTTTATCCAGCGAACGTTCCACCAGTTGCATAACCAACCTTGTCGCTCAAATGGTAGACATAAGAAAAAGTTATATCAAACGTACATACATCATTTGTTGCATAATCAAGAGTAATTGGTCCAATAGATTTTGGCCATGCACCATATAATTTGTATTTTTGAATAGGCAACCCATCCACACCCAAAAGATGAAGTTCTTGCTCAACCATATAAGTGTTTGGTTCTGTGTAAATATTTGATGTCGGGTCGTGAATCATTCTCATCCAATCACCAAATGCCACATGAACATCCGATTTGGAATCACAGTTGAATGTTACTGTCCAATCACTATATGTGTATTTACCAGCAAACCTGTAATCAAATCCTTGCCAGTTTGTTGTAATTTCTTCTATGGTGGTTTCTGGCAAAGTGGTCGATCTTACAAGATATGTGCTTTTTTCAGTATCAACGGCGGTTACTTCCCCTGGAAAAATTGGTTTATAGTAAAACATGAACGCTTTTGCCCCGCCGTTAAAATTAGCACGATAAGAATCAATATCAATAGAAGCCATTTTATAATATCTCCTTATTTTTATTTATACTGGGCGAAACAATTCACCCAGTATTTTTAACTATATAGCCAAACTTGTTCCTGCCAATTCGTTGAACGAAACACCAGTCTTTGTTGCAATGAACGAAAGAATCAAGAATTCAACAGTTCTGGTTGGCTGGATGTAAATATCACAATACAGCTCGTTTCTATCAATCCTTTCTGGTGTATTGTTTGTTTCGTCACAAACTACTTGGAACCTATAAATTCCTCTGCGAGATTTTACATCTCTCAAGAATGGATCAATCATATTAACTAACAACATTCTTGTTGTTGAATCGTTTGGTTCAAACAAATAATATTTTGCAGCAGTTGCAATTGCTTTTTCAAGAATCATGAACAATCTACGAACATTTATTCTATTGAATGCAGACTCTTTGTCCAACAATGTTTTCTGGCCCCAAACTACTTGGCCTTGACCAGAGAATCCAACAATTGGATTAATACGATATTTGTAAAGCAAATCTCGCTGTGCTTGCAACGGATTCCAAGCCAATTCCTTAACGTCTCTCAACTGGGATCTATTCAATCCAGCTGGTGCATACCAAGGTTCTGT